AGATAATTGGATAATGATATGCAAGATTCATTTCTTGAAGTGCAATCAAACTATATGCAAGAGTATGAGATTGGTTAAACCCATACCCACGGCTCATTGCAATCAGAACATTCCATACATAGTTTGTAAGTTTTTGGTCTATTCCTTTTTCTTTTGTGACTTCAAAAAATTCTTTGGTCAATGCATCATAATCTTTTGGATTCTTCTTTGCAATTGATTTACGAAGTTTATCTGCCCAAGTTAGACTAAAACCACCAAGTTCTGGAAGCTGAACCAGCTCCATAAATTGCTCTTGCGCAATACAAAGACCATACGACATACCAAGCACCGGTTCAAGAATTTTTCTTTCTTCTTCGCCAAGCCCATATCGCTCCATTTCTTTTTCCCATTCATCTGGATTTGCCTTGAAGCGCGCGAGCTTGTCGGTCGGCATTTCTCCGCCTTTTTCTTGCGCCATAAGACGAATTGTAGAGTTAAGAATTGCAAGATCGTCAACAGAAGTTGGCTTTAGAGTTGCAATACCATTAATACCAGATTGCTTTTCCATTTGGAACAAAGATTGAATCTCATGATTCCAAACCATCTGCCACATCTCTGGATTATCGCGCTCAAGATTATACACGCCGATAATATTTTCATAAGTTTCTTTTAATGTGCGCTCACGCTCAATTAAACCGGCATCACATAACAAATCAAGACAATTATGAATCTTATCCATCGCTTCAACAGATAATGCATCATACTTAATAAGACTTACATCTTCTGCGTCATGAAGCTCAAATTGTGTACAAATTGTACCATCGGGTGCGCGCATTAAAGCAGTTGATTCTGTAAAAGGCTCATCGACAAAGATAACGCCACCAGCATGAATACCAGAACCACAAATTAACCCCTCAATTTTTTGTGCTACATTCCACAGTTCTGGATAGTTATTCATTTCAACAATAAACTGTTTAATTGGTGAAAAATCATTTTCAGTATCACCATTATAACACTGGCTCAATGTTCTTAACATACCGCGGTCTGCTGGAATCAAACTTGCAATATATTGAGCTATATCTACATCAATACCCAAGCCGCGCGCAGCTGTAAGAATTGCAGACTTAGATTTTTCTGTACGGAATGTCGCAACGTTTGCAACTCTATCTTCTCCATAATATTTACGGAATGCATTAAGAACTTGAGCACGCCGGCCGCCCTCAATATCGAAGTCAACATCAAGGACAGACACACGATCGGGATTCAAAAACCTCCAACGGAAACATTTAGTTGTTTCTCTGAGTGGATTAATTTGAGTAATATCAAGGCAATACAGAAGTATAAAACCAACACCAGAACCGCGTCCAGGTCCAACAAGACTGCCAGCTTCCCAACAAATATCAATAATATTTTGAAGGTTTAAATAATATGCACTCCATCGTGCTTTATTAACTTCGGAAGAAACCCATGTATCTTCGAGACAGGCATTGATTTCATCATACGCTTCTTTATTTTGAAGGTCTGGATGTGTATCAATACCATGCACAACTGCTTTCACCAAATATCTATCAGATTCATATGGAGACTCTGCAAAAGTCCAAAGCATTGGAATTTTCATACACATTTCTTCATATCCCCAAGCATCTGGTTCTTTTTCAATTGGTTTCCACTTTAAATTCGGAATCTTAAGCGGCCGCAGTAAACTAAAATCTTCAATACTATCTCTAATCTTTAAAATATTTTTATATGCTTCTTGAAGAATATCGGAACTAAAGTATGGAAAGTAACTTTCCAATTCCTTTGTTCCCATCATGTAAGTTGTTGCATAAAAATCATCAACTTCGCGTTCGCCATTCTGTGCATTAAGATATGCTTTATGGACAACTCTATCTTCTTTACGAAGATAATGGCTATCAGTTGTAATAATATATGGAATATCAAAATAAATCGAATGTTTTAAAAGCGTCTTATTAACTAAGATTTGGTCTTTATTTTTTGACGGCTGCATCTCAAAATAAAAATTTCCATGCCCAAAAAGTTTGTCCATCTGTTGAATCCACATATCAATCTTTGGCAAAAGATCTGGATTACTTTGTGCACGAAGAATCTGAGTTGGAAGTGCGCCACCAAGACAAGCTGTTGAACCAATTACATGACCTGGATTCTTTCCAATAATCTCAAACAAATCATTATAATATGTCGGGACTCTCCGCATACCGCGCGCCATATAACTACGCATCCATGCACGAGTTGAGATTTCTCTAATTTGTTGTGCGCCAATCGCATCCTTTGCAAGAAGAATAAAGTGATAATATCTATCAACTTCTTTATTATAATTCTGCGCATTTAACCCATTTCTACAAAGATAAATCTCATTACCAAGAATTACTTTCAGTTCTGGATATTTTTCTTTTAATTTTTTTGCAGCCTTTTCAGCCTTAACCCATCCACTAATACTTTCATGGTCAGTTAAGGCTACTACTTTATGTCCTAGCGCGCCCGCATAATTAAATAAATCATCGAGTTTGTTTATGCAGTCACGCAAACGAATATTTGAATAATCTGAATGATTATGTAAGCTCCCTGGGTAATTCAGTTTCTCCATTCAACCACTCTCCATTTCCATTTTCTATAATAATTATATCATAAATTCTTTTAATTTTCAAGTTTATATCTTCCAAGGCGCTCTACTGCTTTAAAATTATTAGTTTTATCCATGGTGCGTCGTACTTCTTTCTCCCAAATAATTTCAAAGTCATCAGGAAAAGTTTGCTCGCTGCAAATAACAATATGATGCTTACTCATTTCACGAACCCAATTCCAATATTTATCATAGTTAAAATCAGTTTCAAATTTATATCCATATGGTTTTGTACCCTAATATGGTGGATCACAATAAATTAAAGTTTTAATTTTTTCTGGCCATTTTAATTCGGTATAATCACACCATTCAAATTCAATATCTTTATATTTAGGGCTTTTAACTTGTTCTATAAAATTTTTATAAGCGTCATAATAATAATCTTTTTTATCTGTATCTTTTGCATAACCACGGCTAAAACCACCACGATTAAAACTCCCAAAGAATTGAATTGCTCCAATACGCCATCCTTCCATTTCTTTTTCCATTGATGGTGCACCAAGGTGCCGACGATATATATCTTTTGCTTCATACCACCATTCTGGATTACCATGTGCTGGAATTAGTTCGGGTGCAATTTGCCCTTGTTGGTGGAGTTTAATAAGTGAATAACATTTATCTAAACCTATTTTGCGTTTACAATCAATTTTATCTATTACATTTGCTCCACCAACAAATGGTTCAAGATAACATTTTATACGCTCTTTATCAATTATACGCTGGAGAATTGGGACAATATCTCCAACGTACTTACTTTTACTTCCTTGATATACCATAAAACTCCTTAATGGATATTCATTATCCAATAAATATTTATTAAAATCCAAATTATAAAAATCATTATTTATTCTGCGTATTTCCAATGGTAACCTTTATATATTTTTTGTTGATTAGTACAAGCTGTTTTTAAACGACTAATTTCTGAATCGGTTTTGTTTAAAAATTTTAAAGCTTCAGTACTAGTTTCAAAACTACGAATTAAATTCCAATTTAAATCATACATATTAACTGGTTTCCTTCGAGAAATTTGCGAAGGAATAACTTTTACATCTAAACTTTTTAATCTTTTAGTAACTGTACATTTACTTACATAATATTTCTTTGCTATATTTGTAATAGTCATTTTATTATTAATATATTCTTCTTTATATATTAAAGCTTCTTCATACTATTTTTGTTGCTAAGATTGGACAATGTCATTTTTAATTTTAATTTTTTCATCTCTTTCATGGTTATAACTATTAATAATAAAACGCCATTCTAATTTAATACCATCTATTTTTCCAGCGGTAAATTGATCACCATGAAGACAATGTGATATAGAAGAGCTGCTAACATTTACATCCTATGCAGCTTCAGCCACACTATTATAAATTTTCCCAGTTGTTATACATATAAGTTGTTTACAATAACCAACTCCTCCACCAGTACTAACATTATATCCATTACTAATACTATCATATTTTTCAATATATTTTTGTTCTGACTTTAGAGCTTCTTGTTCTTCAAGATTTTCTTCTAAAATAATATGGTCAAAATTATTCCATCCATATTTTAAAATAGCATTATAAAATTTTGTTTGCAAAGAATAATTATGACCGTCTTTACCCCATCTGTATTTTGGTTTCTAGCAAGTGATACCAATATATTTTTTATTATTAATTTTATTATTATGACAATAAACAGTATATACTTTCATGACTACCTCCATTTTCTCATTCTAATTAGAAGTAGTTTTCTCATCCATGCGCTCTAATTTTAGAAAGATAAAAGGTTATCTTCGACTTCGTAATCCTCAATAATTATTTGAGGCGTAGTAAAAGAATTCCACTCATTAATATTTGGTTTACCAACGACACTAATTTTAATTTCATTACACTTTCCTAACTGCTCAATCAAATCAGATGCATGAAACTTAATAAATATAACTCCATTCTTTTCAAATCGAACAGTATCTTTATTAGTACCAATAACTTTATAATCAGTATTATCTAAATAAATATTTGGAACAAAAATCAGCGGCTCAGGATTCCCCTGC